ACTCAATTTCATTAATAATTTCTTGCTTAGTCATTTCATAATCTTCCATCATTTCATCAATAGGTAAGTGATTTCTAAGTACAATATAAAGATATTCTGCGATACCAGTAGTGTCATACCCTTCAACTGTTAAACCTTCTGCCAAAGGTTGAATAAAACCATTTCTGATATGATGTGCAAATTTATCTGCACCAATAATAATCTTATTACCCTTTGGAATTTTCACCTTTTCACCTGATAATGCTTTTTCAATTTCTACATCTTCTGTTGAGGTCAAAATCTGACCAATCTTGTAATCTGCCATACTACTTCTCCTTACTATCTCAAAATCTTACTTAATCTTTTCACAACTTCTTCGCAAAATCTGTACAAACAAGTCTTCTTAAATGCTATTCTCAAATCATCAACAGCTTGTCTATATTGCTGACGTAATTCGTTGTCTATCATATTATTCTCCAACTTCAACTATCTGTTTTGTATTAATATCATAGGTGCATAACTTACCACTTTCTGAATAATATGGTGACATATAACCATAACCTGAATTTCCTGCACATTCATTAAATACTATATAAACAACATGGGTTGTGGAATAATAATATAAATCATTTTCACCTTCTATCGAAACAAGCTTTGAATGATTATCATAATTTTTACTGCCTTCATAAGTACATCCAGTCATTCCAAAACATAATATTAATCCTAATACAACTGCTAAAATTTTCTTCTTCATATGGCTTATTCTCCTTTGCTATATCCAGTCTCTTCAAGAAATTTATCAAATTCCTCTTTTGTCATATTGTTCGGATAATACATATCCATCACTATATCAAACGGCTTTAAATAATTATCTAATACATCTTCAGCATCTTCTTTTGCTTCCTGCATTTTCATATTGATATAATCTTCTCTTGTCATATTCCATGCAGTAGGGCAATCCGTGACAGTCGAAAATCTACAATATAATCCATTTGGTTGCTTTGATACAAATCCTGCCATATTATTCTCCTAATCTTCAATATACTTTATTTCTTCCAAGATTGAACTTCCTATGGTATACAGTTTCTTTGAAACTATTCTTCTCACTCTTTCAAGAAATTCTTTATGAAGTTCATTTTCTTGTTCATATACCATCATCTTTTCATTCCCATTTCTATGACAGCAAGCATACGTTCCTTCCTCATACTCAGCTCCATAATAATAAAAATACAGATTGTATTTATGATTATGTTTACTAAACAACCACGGAAGAAGCCTTGCAACAGTTATATAGTCACTTCCGATTTTTATTCTAAAATCATAATGTGATTTATTCTGTACTATTTTCAAAAACTTCACCTCTTTTCATCCTGAAGGAAATCTATGATTCTTGACCTTCAAGAACTATATAACTTTTATCATTTATGGTTAATGTACCTGCAACATTAGACGATTTGATTAAAGCTATCGCTACATCTAATGCTACATTGGCATCCTTTATATCATCTGCGTATTCATATTCATCCCAATTTTCATTTACATAAGATTTCAGGTCTTCTAATACTTCAATTTGTTTCTCTTTATTCATTCGATTTTCTCTCCTATTCTTTAATCATATAGTGTCTATATTTTCCATAAAGACTATATATAGTATTTCATTTACGCCTGATACACAAAACTTGGCATTGGCTGTAATTTAAACAGATTTTTCTCATGCATTGAATCAATCTTAGCTTTTACTTCCTCACTTGGCTCAATTCCATCTCTGATATATGCATCTAATTCAGCATAAGTAAATCCAAGGTTATCTTCATCAGTCTTTCCACAAAGACCATCGGTAGGTGTCTTATCAACTAATTCTGACGGAAGCCCTAACTCACGACCGATAGCTTTTACCTCTGTTACTGTAAGATTTTCTAGTGGACTAAAATCACCAGCAGCATCGCCAAACTTGCTACAATATCCAACCCAATTTTCTGAAAGATTACACGTATTAGCGACACGACCATTTACTGTCTGTGATACTGCATAAAGTGTAGCCATACGAATACGAGCAGGAAGATTTGTTGTTGTCTGAATTGATAACTCTTCATCTAATGATGTTTTAATTTCATATTCAGTAACATTCACAATTGTTCCGACTGGAATAATAGTACGTGGAATGTCTAAAAAACTGCAAAGTTTACGACTATATTCAATATCTCTTTGTCTTCCCTGTGGCATCATCACACCAAAAACTCTATCCTTGCCAAGAGCTTCACAACATAAGCCAGCAACAACGCTTGAATCCTTACCGCCAGAAATTCCAACTACTGCCATACAATCTTTACCATTCTGTTCAAACCAATCTCTAATCCACTCTACGATTTCATTCTTTACTTTCTTAGCATCAAACATTTATATATTCTCCTTTCTACATTCGATTCATCACATCATAGAACCGAATTAAATACTCATATACATTTCTAGGAACTAATTCTTTTACCTTTTCAAATTCACCTTTCTCACATAAATCTCTAACCAAACTTGAAGAAGTATGATTTTCTGGTATCTGAATTTCTGTGAAGTGATTTTTATATTCCATAAGATTTGCTTCTCTTAAAGCAGTTTCAAGATTCTGACCTTCTCTCACACATGCTACAAAATTGTATTCCTCGACAAACGGTTTCCAATTATACCAAGTTGTAAGTGTTTCAATATTATCCATTCCTAAACAAATATAGTATTCGTTGAAGATATAATCTTTTTCATTCATATCTCTTATCTGAGTAATAGTATTGTATGTCCTCTGTGGAAAGAAGCTGGTTGTTTCAACTTCGGATGCCCACATATTATTTTCCTCACAATTTGACATTGAATTAATCAGCGATACTCGACAATATCCAGGTATCAAAGTCTTTTTCTTCGCAACATATGTATCATGTGCAGGAATAAACAATATAGCATCGGCATTAACCGCTTTTTTAGCAGTCAATGCCATATCAACATGGGCGTTGGTAATTGGATTAAAACTTCCTGGTATAAGTAAAATTTTATTCATGATTCATTCTCCAATTAATACATCTCTTTAGATAATCAACATAATCAGGGTTTTTACACATGCCTTTACCTTCTACATCAGACACTTTGGCAACATCCATACCGTTACATTTAGTGGTTTTCATTACAATATTTAAAGCAGGAACATCTGTGTCATTACTCAAATAAGTACCAATTCCAAATGCAACGTTTACTCTATTATGGAAGTGTCTGAATAACTTATCAGCTCTTTCAAAATCAAGACTGTCACTAAACAGAAGTGTCTTTGTCTTAGGATTGATACCAAGTGACTCATAATGATTAATCATCTTTTCACCCCATTCAATCGGATCTCCACTATCATGTCTTACACCACTGAATAATGTTGCATATGTCAACTGAAAATCTTTCAAGAAACAATCAGTTGTAATTGTGTCTGTGAGAGCAATACCATTTAACACACCATACTCTCTAACCCATGCGTCTAAGGCATACCAGTTTGAATATGCTGGATTGTGCTTGTGATTGCCCTGACCAGAACACATAATCCATTCATGAGCCATAGTTCCAACAGGCGTGAGATTATATTTCTTTGCGAGATATACATTAGATGTACCAACAAACTTAGATGGACTGTGTAATGTATCATTCAAATGTGAAAACTTCTCAACAGCTAACTCCTGTGCTTCAGCAGAAAGTCTTCTTCTAAGACCAAATTCAGAAAATGTACCAGCGTACCAATGACCGCTTCTGAGATTTTCGTACTTTTCATCTAATCTCTTTTTGAAACTATCAAGCAATTCCTCATAGTTATATGCCATTCTGAAATATACTTCGTTTACAATCGCAAGTGTAGGAATCTCATACATAGATGTATTAAGCCACGTACCAAATGTTTCGATAGAAAGACCGCAATTTGAATCTGTTGTAATCTCAAAATCCTCATATCTTGGCTGCCACAATCTCAGAAAATCAACATATGAACCTTTCATCCATTTGATATTATCAATATAAGTAAGTTCATCTTCTGTGAATCTCAAACCACAATATAATTTAATCTGTCTACGGATCTCTTCTACCATTTCTGGTGTAAAATGAACATCCTTATTACGACATTTAAAACTCCAAGTGGTTTTATAATCGCTAAACTGATGATAAATAGCCTGTCCCATTGACAATTTGTAGGCATCTGTCTCCAACAAACTTGTAATAATCTGCTCCATATTATTTTCCTTCTTTCTTGATTTGATTAAATATTGTTCTAATATCATATTCTCTGTTTTCGTACTCATAAAACAGATTAATGTACTTATCAATAAAAGCCATGTCATTTGGATGCATTGCAATTGGTTTACTTTTCTTAGATTCCCACCATTTTAATTCCTTCTCAAAATTAAATGATTTACCATGATATGCTCTACCTGCTCCAAGATAATCACAAAGCATTTCTTTTTTATACTTCATTGGCATTTCAATAGGATTTCCACCATTATCAAAATTGTCCTGCCAATATTCGTAATGGTGCTTGTTTCTTCCTTTATGGTGCATCCAAGCTACTGACCAACCATTCTCTTTCTTGCAAGCATCTATTGGACTTGAAGTACCTTGATAATATTTAACACTCTCCAAAAATTCTGTTGGAGAAAATTTAGATAAATCATGCATTAACCCCTGGAATAGAATTCCCACTTTACAGCAATAGTAGAACACCCAACGTTTATGGGTACAGACTTTCTTAAAATGTCTGAAAGTATTAATGATATAATTCTTATACTTCATTATTCTCTCCAATCACTTCGATCTGACACATCTTCATAGTTGCTAATGCAGCGTTGTGAGTATCAGGCGTGACACCTGCACAACAGCTTGCATCTACTGTAATATCAATCTCAGGGTAATTTGCTCTAATAATAAGTGCATTTGAAATTACACAGATATCGGTACATAATCCGCAAATCTCAACGCTTTCAAATCCAAAATCCTTCCAGTTTAACCAACCAAATGTAGGCTTATCAATCAGAATATCGTTCTCAATATCAAAATCTAACTTATCGGAAATCTGCCAACCAATAGTATTCTTTACACAGTGAGTAACAGGAAGGTGCTTACCCTCATATGTTTCTAAGTAATTCTCAGGATGTGTATCTCTTGTAAAAATTACCTGCTTACCAGCATCCTTATACTCCTTAATTTTCTTTGCTACATTCGATACAATTGCCTGTGCTTCCTTTGTGCCAAGTGTTCCGTCAATAAAATCATTCTGCATGTCTACAACAATTAATGTTTCTCTCATTTTGTTACCTCTTTTCTTTATTTTTATATGTATTTATTCTCTGAAAACTCAGAAGAAATTCCGCTTTCCTGCGAACTTCATATTATGTTATTCTCTACTCAATCTTCTTCTCAACCACAACAATCGTATCATTGTGCCAACCACCATGAGGAACAAGTAAAATTTCCTGAATTTCAAACCCATACTTCTTACCAATGCCACCACTATTCCAGCTACAAGTAATTACAATGCCATTTTTCTTTACAATTCTTCCTATCTGTTCCTTCTGTTTAGACCAATATGAAGCTTGTGTTGTCTGCATATTTACTGTCTGTCCAAGATTTTTGTAACATTCGCTTACCTGTCGTGGCGAGTATGGTGGATCATATAACACTGTATCTACTGAGTTATCATCGAATATCTTTAAGAAATCCAATGCATCCATATGGTAATCAGTATCATATTGTGTATCTAGGTCATTTGTTACTGTCGCTAATTTATTGCTATTTGCAAATGGATCAACAATTTTACCTATTGCATATTTCTCAATCAGCTCTTTGATTGGCTTAATTGAAAATGTGTTACTATTTGGCATCTGCCAGACTCTATTTATTATCATTATGTATCAGGAGTAAACGCTGCGTTTTCGGTATACCAAACCTCTTACTCCTTCCTGTTATGTTATTCTATGTTACAACTTCATAAAACTAAAAATATGTGCTATAACATCAACAGTCCATCCGTTGCCAATTGCTTCAAACCTTCTTGTCTTAGGCATTGCTTTTACATTGCCACTCTCATCCATTCCAAACTCCGTATAATTGTCTGGAAGTGTCTGAAGTCGTTCAATCTCTAATGGACATGTCTTTTTATATTTTTCTCCACCAAGCCAAACATTAAATTTTGTTTCTGTTCTGCAACGTGGCACTGTTGGAGCTTTCTTATCTAAAAAGTACAGCCTGTCCTGCTGCGAATAATGACCTTTGCCACCAAGATCATATTTTATGTAATTCTCACACTTAATCATTGTGTTCCTGATTCTGTCATCAAAGTATTTGACTAAATCTGGATCATCACAGATAACATCTTTCACTAATAATCCTTTATCATCAGGAAGTGTGATATTTGGTATGTTCGTCCAATACAAACGTTTTCTTCTCTGAGCTGATAATAACTGACTATCAATCATGATTGGTTGTACACCCAATTCCTCACTAATAGCGTCTTGAATCTCATCAGCCATTCCATAGTTATTTTCATATAAGAAATATGTTGGATTTGTGTTATTCTTTGCTTCTACAAATTTCTGAAAAAGTTTCCAACCTTCGCCTTCTGTATCAATTTCTCTCTTCAATTTTGCTGTTTTGCTACACTTGGCTTTCGACCAGAACTGGCAAGGTGAACCACCCATTAATAGATCGACTCCATTAAAATCCTTGAAGTCGGTAGAAAATACGTCACCGTATCTTTTGATCTCAGGATAATTATATCTACTGATTTTGATTGCATTCTCCTCAATTTCAAATGCGTTATACTCACTGACCGAAATATTGGCTTTATCTAATGCAACTCTTCCGCAAGAGATTCCATCAAATAAACTTAATACTCTTAGCCCTTGAGAATTATTTTTTTCATTATTCTCTGTCAAAATACACTATTTTACAGAGGTTACGTAACCATAATTACCTAGGAGTTACTGCTTAATTCCTTTCTTCTTAATTATTTTGTTGTAAAGTCCTATGGAATTTGCACGTCTGCTAAAACCATA